TATCTTCAACAAATGTATTTGGAGATGCCAATGCTACAGGGTTTACAACTGGTAGACAAGCAATGGACCCATCAGAGTTTACAGGAATTGCAGGACAACCAGGAGGTATGACTTATTCTGGTGCACCATCTGCATTAACTCAAACTGATTATTTTGCTAATTTATTTGCAAATGGCTTTGTACCTAATAAAGTACACTTAGATTCATCAGATATTGCAGGTATTTCTGGTACTCCCGGTGCAATGGATTATACACCATCAACACCTTTACCTTCTGCAACATCTGTTCATGGTAACCCAACAAATGCATTTAATGATGCAGCAGGAACAGGTTTTCATCAAAATGAAGTTCACTTAGGCCCATCAAGATATGTTGGAGTAATGGGAACTCCGGGAGCAATGACTTATACCAACCCTATACCAAGTGCTTTAGGTTTAGCACCAGGTCCAGTAAATTATTTTAATGATATACCTCAAACGGGCTTTACACTAAACCAAGCATTAAAAGAAACAAAATTTGTAGGGGTTGATGGACCAACAGGTGGTATGACTTATACTAACCCTATGCCTCACCCAGAATATGGTTCTGGTCCAGGAGATGGTGTTGATTATATGGGTAATGATGCAAGACCAGGTTTCGATAAAGATTTCACTACTGGTTTACCTTCTAAATATGTTGGTATTGACGGTTCTCCTGGTTCAATGACTTATACAAACCCAATGCCAATGACGACACCAACTCATGGTTTGAACTTAGCAACAAATGCTTTCTTAAATAAAAGAGACACTTGGAATGAGAATAATAGATATGGTTCTAATGAAGCATCAACAAAACCTAGATATTTAGATTTAGATGATGATTTCTCACAAGTTCAAAGTATATATAATGATTTAATTTCAAAGCACTCAGCTGTAACTACTCAGATGATAAAAAAGGGAATCCAAGTAAAAGATGGAGCCCCAGTTGGAAACTTTAATGGTACAGATTATCAAGCCGGTATGGGTGGTTTACAATTAAGATTACCAGCAGCATTAGAATATGGGTATAAAAGAATATGGCCATTACAATTTGACTTTGGAAGAAGCAATTTCCTATTAAATAGAGGTATATTAAAATTATATTCTATGCAATCTCAATTTAGAGTTGGAGATGCACCTTTCCATTGGTTAAGAGGTACAGTTTTATTACCTTGGATAGACCCATTTGCAGCAATTGGAGGGTTAATACCTGGAATAGCTGGAACGGTAGCAGGTTTACCTATGAAATTGAAAACTTTAGGGCCTGGTACTTATGCAAGGAAAAATTCTATATTCAAAAGATTTGGTCTTGGGGTATCCGATATAAATTTCAAAAGAAAAAATGCATTATCTACAATAAAATCTAGAGACAAACAACTAGCAGCAGATTTAGTGCCTAGCGAAGATTTAATACCGTTTTACTTTCATAATATAAATTTGAATACTATTATCCAATTTAGAGGTACAATGAAAACTATAAACCATGCCTTTTCGCCTCAATGGTCTCAAAAAAGATATTTCGGAAGACCAGACCCAGTTTGGAAATATGGAGGATATTCTAGTACATTATCATTTTCATTTACAATTTATGCAAACTCTCCAGAAGAATTATGGCCTATGTACACAAGCCTAGATAGTTTAATAGGTTTAACAAAACCGCAATGGGACTCAAGAGGAGCAAATCACCAAATAGCACCAATCTCTACTTTAACAATAGGAGACTTATATACTAGACAACCAGGAGTATTACAATCATTATCGGTAGCACCGGATGAACAAGTACCATGGGATATAGGTTATCAACCTGGTGAAGGGTTATTAGGTAGACCTATGCAATTGATGCAAGTTTGGGGTGAAAAATCAAGAGATATTTTTGATGAAAAAGATGGGGTTAAAATATTCCAACCAGCAAGAAACAGAGTTTTACCTAGAGTATTTAATATAACTTGTCAGTATGGACTTATAGAAAAGAAGGGAGGTTCAATGCTTGATTCTACCTTCCACTCAGACAAGGGAGGACTAGACCCTATAACAAACGAAAGTAATGGTGAATCAATGTTACCAAATAAATTAAAAGCTGGTTGGAATGATAGTAATTCCTTATCAGGGATCAAGAAATCTATATTAGGTGGTAAAGATTACGCATAAGGAGATAAAAAATGGGAAGATATTCTAATAAAAAAATAAAAGCTCCTCAAACAGGAATAGATGGTAAAATAATACCAAGAACTGAGTCCTTACCTTTATATCCGAATATGAGAGATTCTGATGATTTTTCTAATAATGACCTCTGGATAATAGCAACAGATGGAGATAGGTTAGATTTACTTTCTCACAGATTCTATGGTGATGTAAAATATTGGTATATAATAGCAGCAGCAAATGGTATGGGTAAAGGTACTTATTATGTAAAACCAGGAACTAGAATGAGAATACCTGCATTTCCTCAAGGTATAGAAAAAGATATAAAAGGATAGTTATATGGCATTTAGAGGTATAAATTTAGAACCTATTCATAGAAATGTACAGCTTTACTTAGAACAAATGAGTTATGTTCATAGTAACATTAGAGGAAACTTGGATGGTCAATATTTCAATGGAGAAAAGGGTACAACTGGTTCAAGAATAAAAAGAGCTAAAATTGCTAATTCAAGAATACCTTGGATAAGCTTAAGAAGTAATGCAGTAATAAATTATTCAAAATCAGAAGAAGAGTTTGTAACTGATTTGGACAACAACACTTCAGGTTTTGAGACGGTTGATACTTATTATAATGATTATCAATTACCATATAATATGCTAGGTATATTAGCTGAAGGTGGTTATTCCAATGAAAAAGAACACACTCATTGGATGGAAAAAAATGCAAGACAATTATTCCATCCAGGTAGAAGAAATACTCCTCCTCCTGGTTTACTAGGTTTGAATATAGATACGAAAGGAAATCTTGGTTCTGTAAAAACTGCAACTGTTAAAATATTATGTCACACCTCTGATGACTTAGAGTTAATTGAAGCAAACTTTATGACGCCAGGAATAACTTGTTTTTTAGAATGGGGTTGGGGTACAGCTTCACCATTATCTCTAGAAAAATATCAGCAATGCCGTAATCTACCTTCTCTTTTAGATAATATGATAGTTGCAAAACAATTAGGCTTGGGTATAAACGATTTGGGTATGGTTAATGAAGCAGCGGCTTTGGAAAATACAAATAAGTCTGGCTTTGACCCCTTCAAAGAAGGAGTTGGACAATATGATGGAATGCTAGGTGTTATAACGTCTTTTAATTGGACTATGAATACCGATGGTTCATTTAATGTAACAATTAAACTATTGTCTCCTAACTCTTTAATGATGAATACACAATTAACAACTAATGTTTTAGCTGCTACAAAACTTACTCATATTAAACAGGGTAAAATGGATGTTAATGAAGAAAAATCTTCAATGAATGACTGCTCTGCAATTTTTGATTATTTTAGAAATTGCTTAGTACCAAACTCTTCAGCACTTGCAAATCAAGATTTACCAAAAGATTTAGAAAAGCATGACAATGCAAATACTAAAAGACGAGTTAAATACAGCCACAGTGTTAAGGGAGATGACTTAATAGGAAAAACAAAATCTTTTGAAATAGGTAATCTAGAAGACTTTAATAAATGGTTCCCTGTAAAAGGTGATAATGCAATCGGAGTTCAAACTTCTGCTACAAGTCATTATTATGGGGGCGTAAACTACAGAGCTAGATATCTTTACACACAAAGACCTTTTTTGAAAAGAGGAAATCTTTGGTACAATAAAGACCCTATGTCAATGAGGGAAGTTGGCTATGAAGACGGAGACCCTGCTGCAAGAAGAGAATTATTAGGTTTACTTGCATTCACAAGAAGTTCTGAAAAGGAAAGGGAACTTTTTGTAACTTGGGGGTTTGTAGAAGACTATATAATAAATAATATTTGTGTACCTAGAGATAAAGATGGTGAACCGCTATTTACATTTTCAAGTACACACGCTATGAGCCCAGCAGAATTTGAAGCTCAGGCAGGTGAACCTCTATCCCCAGACGCAATAGACTCCTATATGAATAAAGCAAAAGCATGTCCAGGATGGAATCCTGATTTAGATATATTAAGGAGTAATATGTTAATAAACTCTCCTTATATAATGTCTTTCAATTCAGATGTATGTTGGATTCCAGAAAAGATAGATATACCTCAAGTATTAGCAAAATGGCTACCAGGAGATAATGAAGATAATGAGACCTTATCCGGGTATTATTGGGAGTTAACAGGTAAAGGTCAAAGGGGTAATAAGCACTTCTATCCAATGAAAGAACTATATACAAACCAATTTGGCTACCCTGAAAGGGGAGCTGGAGCATTATCTGGTCAAATACGTCAAATATTGGTAAATTCTAAGTTTATAGAACAAAAATTAAATAGTTCTAGAAATGTAGAACAATTCGTTAATGCAGTTTTTAATGAAATAAACGATTCATGCGGTTCTCCTTGGGACTTTACAATAAAAGCTTCACCAAACGACTCATCAGTTTTACAAATAGTAGATAACAATTGGGTAAATACAAGAGCAAGAAAAAATATATTAACTAAAGCAAAAACTTTAGAAGAATTACAAGAATGGGCAAAATCTGAGAAAGATAAACAAAATACGACTAATAAATTTACCCCTGAAAAAAATTCGTCTTGGAGACATGGTACAAACCAATTTCCTCCACTTGCAGAAACAACTGATGTTAGTGGGCTTCCCTCTCCAGGGATGCAACCAGAAAATAATTTGACAGCACAGTTGACTACTCTATCAAACAACGTCTACCCATTTTCAGATTCAAAGGGGCATCTAACTATAGCTGGTAGAGGAGATGGTAATATAGTAAGAAGGTTTACTTTGAATTCTAAATTACCGAAGGGTATGCAAGCAATGGCTTTTATGGCTAATGCTAAGAAGGGTGGAACTTCCTCTTCACAAACAAAAGAAGAATCTAGTTTTTCATTATATGACTTTCAAATGAGAGATTCTTTCTATACTCCAGGAATGGACCAAAAGCAAATAGAAGCAAATGAAAAACTAAGACAAGAGGCTGACCATAAAAGAGCTAGAACTTGGGTTAATAATATGGTAGCAATGCAAAATACTGCATTGGAACCTTCTGCTGCCCAAAGTATAGCTAGACAACAAGTAGCAAGTTTTGTTTTTAACAAAGAAGATTTTAATGCAGATTCAATGCCTAGACTTATGCCAATAGAGTTATCTATAGTAATGGATGGACTATCTGGTATACACCAAGGAAATGGTATAAAATTATTAGATTCAGATTTGGGTGGTATCTTACCTAGAAGATTTGCCAATAGAGTAATATTTCAAGTAACAAAAGTTCAACATTCTATAACAAGAGACGATTGGACTACTACTGTAAAGTGTATGATGAGAATGTATACTTCACCTAATGGAAGTTGGACTGACTCAATGCTTGAAGCCTATAGAGGGATATACAAAAGAATTGCTTCTATTTCTGTTGGAGGAGTAATTATTGGTAATAAACCTGGGTTTGAATCCGGTGGAAGTCCTCAAATGGATAAAGATATAGGTATAGCTAAAGATGTAATAATGGAAAAAGCTCGTAAAGGTGAATATGGTCATGTTTGGTACAAAGGTAGTAAGAAAAAACTTAAAAACTTTATGTGGGACTATGACCGAGGAACAGCAGATGGGTTTGGTTACGGAGCATATGGTTGGAATCCAAAATCGGGTACAAAGATATTACATACAGGCGAAGAAATGAAAGATAATACAATGTATGATATGCAAGGAAACCCTATAGATGATAATGCAGAAGATTGGTAATGGAACAGAATAATAAAATACTAGACATATACTTGAAAGCAAAAGGTAAAGATAAGAAAGATGATGTAATATCTATCGTTCCATATTCTCCAATGCCTAGCGAGAAAGATTACAAAGCAGGATACTTTAATAGATTTTTTGTTGCAAGATATGATGCACCTGCTGCAACAGAAGTATCGGAAAAATTTTACAATGAAAGTTTTCCAAAACTCGCAGAGGGTTTATATAAAAAAGCTGAAGTAAGATGGTATATTAAAGAAGGTGTAAATATAGAAAGAGACGACGAATTTATCTGGGGAGGAAAAACAGCACAAGCTTTGAATATACATACAACTAATAAAGCAGCTAGACAAAAAAGATTCCCTCAATTACTAAGAGCAGTAGATGATTTCTTAGAATTTGTTAAATAATTTGGTTAAGTCAAATTTTTTTCTTATATTAAGGTTATAAATGAATAAAATGGTTATAGATAAAAAAATAAAGCAATTTTGTGTATTGTCCTATATAAAAACTGGGAAAGTTCCGGACTTAGAAACTGTATCAACAGAAGCTCATAGATTTTATAATAAATTATATTGGAATAGACCTGATATATTTGATATAATACCAAAGAACAAACATATAGAACGTATGAAGCTTATAGAAGCTCGCTTAGAGGCTTTCGATATAACAGAGTATGACAAATACATATCTGAAATATACGAAAATCGGATATTCCCTTTATTTGAATCGATAGAGAACAATTTATTACATACTACAGGTAAACCTGAAAAATCTAAGTACAATTTATTTACAACAACTGGTAGACCTTCTAATTCTAATGGGGGTATAAATTATGCAGCAATAAATAAAGAAGATGGTTCAAGAGAAAGGTTTGTAAGTAGATATAATGATGGAAAATTAGTAGAGATGGACTTTGATGCATATCATATAAGACTAATAGGTTCACTAATAGATTATAAATTACCATCTACATCAGTCCACGAATATTTTGCAAAACAATTTTATGGTGTAGAAAATGTAACTAAGGAAGAATATGCACAATCTAAAGCAATGTCCTTCCAGGTTCTATATGGTGGTGTACCAAAGGAATTAGAATCGATTGAATATTTTTCTAAAACAAAAGCTTATATTTTCAAACTTTGGGATACTTATAATTATAAGGGTTATATAGAGACACCGATATTTAAGCGTAGGTTATATAAGGAAAATTACCTAGATATGAACCCACAAAAACTTTTTAACTATTTGATTCAAGCATTTGAAACTGAAAGTAATATATGCACGATGGAAAAAGTAATGAAGTTTTTAGAGGGAAAAGATACTAAGTTAATATTGTATACATACGATGCTTTTTTGTTTGATGTACCTAGTAGCGAATCGAAAATTATAAAGAAGATTAAAAACATAATGGACTATCCTATAAAAATGCACTATGGTAAGAACTATAATGATATGGAACTTTTAGGTAGCTAATATGATATTTATTACTGATGAATAGTACTATAATAAATAAGCTGGTTAAAGATTGGGCTTGGCGAACTAACGATGGTATGCCTGACCCAAAGAATCGTGACCACCTGGAATTATTAGAAACTACTCTTAGAAAATATAATTACTCAGAAGACTTTATAACAGAATTTATCAGTCAAATTTCAATAAACGAAATAGACTTTGCAGACAAAGATGCTTATAGAAAATATAGAGCTAAGCATAATATGCGTCCAGGTACTAAATTTACAATAGGTGGAAAAGAAACTACTGCAGGAGATGAAGATAAAAAAGATAAACCTAAAAAGGATACAAAATCTACTCCTTCTTCTGGTAATAAAGAAATAGACAGCTATCAAGAAGAAACTGCAAAGAAAAGAGATAAAGGTATAGCTGGTATGGGTGGTGCAAAAGCAAGTCAAGGAGAATCAAGATTTTGCAATGCAGTAGATACTTTAGATGAGGATAAGTTTAGAGCAGATAATAAAGAAGCTATAGACCAAAAAGTTAAAGACCTAGAAGGTAAGAAATTAAAAGTTAAAGAAAAAGCTGATATAGAAATGAATGGTCTTGACCCAGACTCAGAAGAGGGAAAACAATATTTAGCAGAAAGAGAAGTTTGGGCAGAAAAGGAATTAGACCGAGTAAAAGATGACCCTGATTCAGTATTTAATAAAGACTTTAAGGGTAAAGAAGAAGATTATAAAGAATGGATGCACGCTGCATATGATGGTGCAAAGGCAACTAAAAAAGTATTAGACGAAGATACTCCGCTAGATACTTCTAAGTCTTACAAAACTATACAATCTGATGCCAAGGTAGATTCAAAAGTACAAGCAGAGTTACAAAAGAAATATGACGAAGCTAAAGGTGATGATAAAAAGTTCTATGAAAATCAATTAAAATCTTTTGATAAGAATAAAGCCTATCATGATACTTATGTTGTTGGGAAAGATGAAAATGATAGAATGACAGTTGTATCTATATCTAATAAAAAGTCAAGTGAATTGATAGACCCTCAAGCAAATACTACACCAGCAAATAGATTCCAACAAATAAAAGACCAATATGGCGAAAAAGTATCCAAAAGAGTTACAGATTCCTTAGATTCTAATATGGAAGATGTTAAAGATGCAAAGAAGGCTGGTATAAAAGCTGGTAATAAGGTAGAGATAGATGATGAAATAGTTAAAGTTTGTGAATTACCTATTATGAAGAAGTATATGGATAAACTCGATGGCCATAGAGGGTTTAACAAATGGCTAGAAGGTAAAGATACGTCCATAGAAGATTTATCGACAAAAGAGAAACTAAAATTATCACAAGAATTTTCAGCAAAAGAATTAGAAGAGAAAGGTAAAGTAGCTTATGAACCATTTGGTAAGATTTATACTAAAGTTGGAGAGTTTACTAAAGTCAAAAAATTCGAAAAAGAAAACCCTGATATAGATATAGCTTCTTCTGAAGCAATTGCTAATTGTATAGATATAAAAGCAAAGGAAAAATCAGTAGTAGAAACCTCATATCAAAATGTTTTATCTGATATAGAAAAAGCTGATAAAGATGGTGGACACGATGGGGAAGGAAATGGTCCTCACGCTCAAGGTTATATTGCAACAGTTATGAAAGCAATGCACTTTGATTCATATATAGATTCACCAGATGGAAATATGGTAGTAACAATGGGTGGTAGAGCAGTACAACCATCTCAAGTTAGAAGTTGCTTAGCAGATTTAAGTGGGTTCAAAGGTGATTCAAAAACTCCTGAAGGTAGAAAGGGGTTAAAAAATCATATATTAAAAAATAGTAAAATAGACGCAACTACAGGGGCATTAACTATAAATTCACCAAGTGGAAAAAGAGAATTGGCAACTGATGTTTGGAGAACAGCTGGTACATCACAAAAAGTAGCATCAGGAATTGGTTCAAATATGAGAGGTTGCTTAAAAAACAAAGTAGATATTAGGAGGAGAGGGTAATGAGAACTAATTTACTTTGCACTTTTACAAACAAAAAAGAATTCCGTAAAGTTATCGATTTAATAGTTGATAAATATGATATATTATACAATAAAATTTTCTTATTAAGAGAAGCAGAAAATGATTATAATTTGATGTGTACTTATAATATATCTGTAGAGGAAAATTATTCAGAATTAGAAAATACTATTTTATTACATAGAAAAAAACAAACTAATACTCTTTATACAATAAATGCATTAAATGCTTTAATAACCGTTTTGAATAATGGAGTATTAGATACAACATACCAATTAGATTGGGAGTTATATAGAAATACAATGCTTTTAACTAATGAAGAAGGGTTAAAAAGGATTGACACTGAAGTTGAAGATATTATATACATTAAAGTAAAAAGGTGAGAAAAATGATAAAATTAAAAAAATTATTGCACGAAAACACTATTTCGGAAAATTTGAAGTATCATATTAGAAATGGTATAAATTTACAAGAGTCAGTTTTTAGATACGGTTCTAAAGCTCATTTTGACTTAATAAATGAAGCAAGAAAATTATTACAGAAAGGTCATGAATTCGACTCTTATTCTAAAAATCTACTAGATACAGATTTAGGTACAATGGGTTTATATGAAGGAGTAGAAGTACCATTAGATTTCCCTATGTTGACAGAAGCAGAATATCAAGGAAGAAAAGTAGACTTGAATAAGCCTAAAAGAGGTGGTTCTGCAAAATACTATGTTTATGTGAAAGACCCAAAATCAGGTAATATTCGTAAAATAGCTTTTGGAGCTAAAGGTGGTGGTGGAAAACTAGCAGTAAAGATAAAAGACCCTAAAGCAAGTAAAGCTTTTGCTGATAGACACAATTGTGATACAAAGAAAGATAGAACAAAAGCTGGGTATTGGTCTTGTAATTTACCTAGATACGCTAAACAATTAGGTTTAGGTTCAAATATGAATAAATTCTGGTAAATGAATACATATAAAGACGAAATAAATACAGGTTATAAAATAAGAACATTTGACAAAGATGTTCTGGAAGAGGAATTGATATGGCACACAGACGAATTCGACAGAGAAGTTGAAGTAGTTGAAAGTAAAGGGTGGCAATTTCAATTCGACGATGAATTACCATTTGGTTTGCAAAAAGGTACTATCATACACATACCCCAAGGTAAAATTCATAGAATTATCAAAGGTAATAGCAATTTGATAATTAAAATCAAAGAAATTTGATATTTATACTAAAGGTTTTCCTCTTATTATTTGGATAAGTCGAAAATTTTTCTTATATTTGATAAATAACAATTAAAAACTGAAAATTAAAAGTATGTCTAAATTATTCTTAACTATTACTTTGTTCCTTGTTGGACAAACGCTAATTTGGTTTCAAACGAACGGTCAATTCCTTTGGAGTTGGTTCGCTAAAAATCCCCTAGTATTATCTTTAGTAGGTGGAACTACAATATCCTATGCATTTATATTAGCAACAAGATTTGCCTATGAACATTTTGACGGTCTTTTATGGCCAGGTAGATTTTTGGGTTTTGCATTAGGTATTTCTTCCTATGCTATTTTAACATGGTATTTTATGGGAGAGGGTATTAACTTGAAAACTTTAACTTCGTTAATATTATCAATAGGAATAATTTGTGTACAACTATTTTGGAAATAGATTGTTAATAACTTTATTGAATTTTATTTGGATATGTCAAATATTATTCTTATATTAGTAAATAATAAATAAAAGATAAAAATATGCCAATACAATTAGGATATGCTTGTATAAATACGGAATTACGTAAAGACCGTATATTTACAAATCGCCACATGCGCAAAGCAACATTCGAAGCTAAAGGTATCGAATATGCTTCAGAATTAAATTTACAAAACGTTAAAGACCTTGTTAAAATTATACAATGGAATCATGAAAATGGTATCAAAGTATATCGTATGTCATCAGATATATTCACCTGGTGCTCAGAATACGAATTCAAAGATTTACCAGATTACAAAGAAATATGCTCTATATTAAAACATGCTGGTTCATTAGCTAAACAATATGGCCAACGTTTATCAGCTCACCCGGGTCAATATACAGTACTTGCTTCAGAAAATGAAAATACTGTAATAAAGTCTATAGATATATTAAATAAGACTGCACAATTCATGGACCTAATGGGTATGCCTAAAACGCCCTATTGTAAAATAAATATACACATCGGGGGTGCCTATGGTGACAAAGCTTCAGCTATGGCTAGGTTCTGTAAAAACTTCAAACGTATACAACCATCGGCACAAAAACGCTTAACAGTCGAAAACGACGATAAAGCTTCTATGTATTCAGTAGTAGATTTATATAATGGTATTCATAAGGTTATCGGCATTCCTATTGTATTCGATTATCACCATCATAGATTCTGCACTGGTGGTCTTACAGAATCGGAAGCTTTACATCTTGCTTCAAAATCTTGGCCATCGAATGTAAAACAATGTACTCACTACTCAGAGTCTATGTTAATTAAAGAAAATGCCGAAGGTAAAAAACCCCAAGCACATTCAAACTTTATATACGACACTATAAATACACACGGTTTAGATATAGATTGTGTAGTCGAAGCTAAAGCAAAGGAAAAAGCAGTTCAAAGATATTACGATAAAAATTTGGTTATATCGTAATTTTTTATTATATTAGTATTAACAATTAAAAAAAAGAGGAATAGATTATGATTACAATCGAAAACTTGCAAGAAACTTTAACTAGTATTACATCAGATGTTGAAAAATTCAATAGTGGAAACAAATCAGCTGGTACACGTATTAGAAAAGCAATGCAAACATTAAAAGGTCAAGCACAAGACCTACGTAAAGAAGTGCAAGAAATCAAAAATAATAATTAAAAATTAAGGAGAATTTATTATGGCAATTGACTTAGACGCAATTAGAAAAAAGCTGCAAGGCTTGAATCAAACAAATCAAAGAACTTCGAATCTTTGGAAACCAGAACCAGGAAAGAATCAAGTAAGGATAGTACCTTATCAATTCAACAAAGATAACCCGTTTATCGAATTGATGTTCCATTATGGTCTTGGTAAACGTTCTTATTTATCACCAACTACTTTTGGCGACTCTGACCCTATCGTAGAGTTTGCAGAAAAGCTTAAAAAAACTGGTAGTCGTGATGACTGGAAATTAGCAAAAGGTTTAGAACCTAAAATGAGAACTTTTGTTCCTGTAATCGTTAGAGGACAAGAATCAGAAGGGGTTAAATTTTGGGGCTTTGGTAAAACAGTTTATCAAGAATTATTAACTTTTATAGCTGACCCAGATTATGGTGATATTACAGACTTAAAAGGTGGTAGAGATATTACTGTAACTTTCACACCTGCTGAAGGTGGAGAAAGATTCCCTAAAACTTCTATCATGGTTAAACCTAATCAAACTCCAGCTACTGACAATAAAGATTTAGCTGAGAAAATTGTAAATGGGCAATCTGATATTCATGAAATCTACTCTAAGGTTTCTTATGATGAATTAAAAGAAGTATTAGAAAATTGGTTAAACCCTGAAGATGGAAACTCTACTGAAAGTGCTCCACAACAAGAGCAAAAAGTAGCAACGCCAGCAGGAGTTAATCAAACTAATGATATAGATACAGCATTTGACGATTTATTTAATAGTAAGTAGGAGATAATTATGGCTAGAAAAAGTAAAACACAAAAAGCAGCTATTGCAGAACGTGATGCTTTAGCCGGAATTATTGCAGACTCTTTGAATAAAAAGTTCAAATCAATGAAGGTTGCATATTTTTTAGATGGAGCAGAAGAGACCCCAACAGATTTAACTGAATGGGTCTCTACTGGCTCTTCTCTATTAGATTTAGCAATTTCAAATAGACCTAATGGAGGAATCCCGGTCGGTAGAATTACCGAATTGACTGGTCTAGAAGCTTCTGGTAAATCTTTAATTGGAGCTCATCTTTTAGCTAACACTCAAAAACAAGGAGGATTGGCTTTATACATCGATACTGAAAATGCTATGAATGAAGAATTCGCTCGTGCAATAGGTATTGATATATCAAAGATGTTATATATTCAATTAGAAGCAATAGAAGATATATTTGATGTAATTGAAAATATAATTCTAAAGATAAGAGAATCTGATAACAATAGATTAGTCACA